CCAACCAATGCTGGTGTAGCATTTTCGTTCCGGTTCAAATTCCATCGGCAGCATCAGGTGTTCGTAGCCCAGATCTTCGGAAAGGATATGGCCCGACACGTCGTCTTCGTGCAGTCGCTGCATGATGATGATGATCGATGATTTTTTGGGGCTGATCAGTCGAGATGTCAGGGTTTCGGCAAAGATGCGGTTTGCGGTGTTTCGGTCTTTGTCGCTGTTCGCCGCTTCCGGGTTCAGCGGGTCATCCCAAACAACGACGTTGCCACGCTTGCCTGTGATGCCCGTGACCGCGCTGCATTGGCGAAAGCCCTTTGCGTCGTTTTCAAAATAGCGTTCTTCTTCTTTGACCAATTTGGTCGGCCATCGCATTTGATAAAATTCGCTGTTGATCAGGCTGCGCGTTTTGCGGTTGTCTCGAATTGCGTTTTCTTGGCTAAACGATGCCGAAATGAATTTCCAATCCGGCTTTCCTTTCGGCCCCCAAAGCCACGATGGAAAGAATACGCAAGCCGCGCTTGATTTTGATGTGCCGGGAGGAACGTTGATCAGAAGGCGGTTGATTTGCTCGTCAGCGACCGCCTCAAGATGTTCGCAAATCGCTTCCATGTGCCAGTTGTGTTGATACGGTTCCGAATCCGCAGCCATCCACGCCATTTGCAAATAATCGGACAGGCTTTCCTTGGCCACATTCCGCTGCATTTCGATTATTTGGCTTTTAGTCAGGCTCAGATTCATCTGGCAATCCGTCTTCCCCAAGTTTCAGTTGGCTCAAAATTGCCCGCTGCATTTCCGTCGGCAGGCCAGAAACATCAAATGTTGTCTTTGCTTCGACTTTGATTGACTCGCCGTCTTGACCAGTGACTTCCAAATTATTTGTTTCGCGCCATCCGCCCTTAGTCTTCAGGTGAAACATAAGCGATGCCCGATCAGGTTGATGGATGACGGTTTTGCCATCAGCGTCCTTTTCCGTGTACCCCCACGCCAGCTTAGTCAGCAATGATGCTGATTTTGCAACGGCGCTGACTGCCCCTGTTTTATAGGCCGCATAGATGTCGGGTTCGCGTTCAAATATGTTTGTCAGCGTTCGTTCAGCAAATCCGAAATAATCTGCGATCTGCGCTTGGGTCAAATACCTAGACAGCGCGCGCAGTTCGACCCGTTGCTCTTCTGTGAGCGTCTTGGGCTTCGGTCCCGGTTTTTTCTTCATTAGACGCCTTGCCTTTCCATCGCCCTCTGCGATAGTGCGTCAACATCAAAAGGAGAAACCCAATGAACTTGAACGCCCATGAACAACATTGCTTTGACAACGCGGCTCATTTTGTCGCGGTGCGCGGTCGTATTCGTTCTACCAGAACACGCGAGACTTTCGCAAATTTTGAAGATGCAACGAAATACGGTCGCACGTTCGCGGATGGCAAAACAATGATTTATGCTGTCACTGAGGCTGGGCGAGAAGCGCATATTGTGAACGCCTAACCTATATACTTAAAAGAGAATGTTTTTGTTTTCTGCCTCATGCCGCCTTTTCGGCTCATATTGCCGCCGGGGTGAAATTGCGATTCTTGCAAATTATTGGAAGCGTCCACCAAAACCCAGTCTTTGTTTTTGCTCATTGAATTGTAAACGGGGATGCTGCTGAATTTTGCCATCACGCGATACCCTAATTGTTTCATATGCGCGCTGGTTAAATTGATCACCTTCATGCCTAGGCCAAACCCCACATAATCCGGGTGGATGACGGTTCTGTTGCTGTGCATTATTCGCACCTGACCTTTTCGTGTAGGCACATAATTAGCAAAACATTGAAACCCGATCTGCTTGCCGCCCAAATACACTCCAAAGGTTTCTATATGCCCGCCGGGAAGGCGTTTGCTTAGATAGTGATACTGGCTAAAACGTTTCCATGTATTTCGCTGGCATCCAGCAATTTCAAATTTGATTTCTTCTTTTCGCTTGAAACCTCGCCAAAGACACCTCCGGTCTAGGAACTCAGCCCGGTTGCAATCAATCACCCAATCAGCGTTTAGCCATTCGGCAACATCATAATGGCACGACAGCAAAACAATTTGGCGGTCTTGTTTGCGCGCATATTTCTGGACGCAATGCGCCATCACTTTAGCAACGTTGCGATCAACGACAGAAGTGAACTCGTCAATCACCACAAAAGGGCGATTCGAAGCCAATTGAAGCGCGACTTCTGCGCGAACGCGCTGCCCGTTTGATAAAGCGCCAGCAGGTTTGACCCAACAAGGCACTTGGGAAAGCCCGATCCCGGTCAGAGCATTGACGCAATCGTCATAAGACATCGACGACCGAAATTGTTCGATCACGGGTTTGGACAGATCCAGCAATTCCTCAAAGCATGCTGGCCCAAACATTTCTTTTGCCAGCGTTGTTTTGCCTGATCCTGATGCGCCGATGATCAACCCGACATTGTAGGTGGATTGAACGTCTGCCGCGATTTCCAAATGGTGCGTAAGTTTTTCTTCAATGTTCAAATCAACCGATTGCGCGGCTTTGACAGAACGAAACCCGACCGGGGGAGGCGCTTCCAGATCAACTACAAAATTTTGCATTCGACACCCTCTTTTATCGCTCGATCATACCATTCCTGCAATGTCATTTCGCTATCAAATTTTAGGATCATTTCGTTTTCAAAAGTTTCTCCCTGAAATTCGACGGGTTCGACTTCTTCAAATTCGAGGAACATATCCTTCATTTCTTTGTCCGAAAATCCGATCAAGTTCAGATCAAAATGCAAATCGTCAAGCGCACTCAATTCGCTTTTTAGCAGTTCCGTATCCCAATCGGCATTCAGCGCCAGCTTGTTGTCTGCGATGACGTAAGCGCGCTTCTGTTCTTCCGTCCAACCCGTCGCGACAATGCAAGGAACGCTTGCCAGCCCCATCGATTGCGCGGCCATCACGCGCCCGTGTCCTGCGATGATCATTCCTTTTTCATCGATCAACACCGGGTTGGTGAAACCCCACTCCCCGATTGACTCAACAATTTGAGCAACCTGCGCGTCGCTATGCGTCCGACTGTTTTTCTCAAAAGGTTTCAGTTCATCCAATCGTTTTTTGACGATTTTTTCAGACGATTTTGGCGTTTTTTTCTGGTCAGTCATACGTCACGGCACCCCCGTTTTTGACGCTATAAGAAAAAAGCGGCACCCGAAGGCACCGCCAAGTTGTACGAGCAGAACCAAGAAAACGGGCAGGCAGTAGCGCGCGCTTGGCCTTCATTTGTAGTTTGGCAACAAAGCGATAAGGTGTCAATCCCGCGCAATTTTGGCTTTTCTTGCGTTAGGGGACTTTACATCGTTGTCGCTACATGCGATAAACAGTCATCGGGTCAAACGACCCATCCAACAGGAGCAAGAAAATGACAAATCAACCAACAATCACCGACATGGGCAACGGCATTCGCTTCATCGATTGGCCCGCTTACACTTACATCGAAAGCACAGGCGACCAGCCGATCTGCATTGACGAAGGCGGCGAACATCTTGGCGAAAAGACGCCCGGTGTCGCGATTCCATTCCCAACGCGTCGCCACGGTGAATTGCACAAGCATTTCGGGATCTGCGAAGACGATGACGGCCAGCCCCTCGCATACGGCAAGGGCGCGACGCTCACAGCCGAAAGCCGCCCCAAGGCATTTCTCGCCGCAGCGCGCATCGGTCAGACTGTGATCTACAAAGGCAACCGCTACATCATTCGCCAGACCGCAAACGAAAACATCGCGCTTGAAGCCATCTAGTAACCGGGGGCCATCGCTGCGCTGCGCAGGGCGCGGCGTGGCGGCGGCTGGCTACTTTTAGGGGCGGCAGGGCGCGAGGTGACAAGCAGGCCATCAGCGGCCAATTTTAGGAACGCGAACTGCCAACCATCTTTTTCAACTTTTTTCGTATTAGGGGTTTACACCATTGTCGCTGTGTGCGATAAGTAGCTATCAGGCCAGACGGCCTAGCCCAAGGAGAACAAAATGACACACTCAGCCAAGAAAATCACAACAGGCGAATATGAGTATCGCGGCTACCACGTCGAAGAAGTTGGCCAGTATGGCGACACGCCGAACATCTCACAGTGGAACATAACGCACACAGCTTCTGGCGAGACTGCGGCCCACGATGCAGCAAACACGTTAAAAGACGCAAAAGCGATGATCGATTATTGGTTGGGAGAATGAAAATGACAAAAGCACAAATGAAGCGCCTCGAAACGATAATGCGCAAATTGAATGAGTTGTCTTTTGAAGTCGCCTCTATGGACGATTTCGCTACTTTGCAGGCCGCGGAACGCAAGTGCCGGGAAGCCTCAGAACGCAACGGAGAAACGATATGACAAATCTTGAAACGAAAATCGCAGACGCCGAAGCCCGCAAAGAAGTGGTTCTGGACATCCTCGCGACCGAAACCCATCCCGGCTACATCCGCACCTACAAGATGGAATTGGGCCGCATCAAAAGCCGCCTGCGGGATTACGCAAGTGCCAAGAAAACGGCTGAGTTTAAAGAACGCGCCGCCGCCGGGACCACCTTTGCCCGCAACGCCTGACAGGAGAAACGACAATGACCGATACCGCTCAAGCCATGAAAAACCATAGCGCCTACTTGATGGGCTACGATGCGATGATTGACACGATCTTTGAAATCGAATGGACCGCCGCGCGCGATCAGTTCAACGAAGACAACCCCAACGGGCAATCGTTCTTGACGCTGGAAGGCTATCATCACGCGAAGGGCGGATTGCAGGCGTTGGTTGATACGATGCGCGCCGGGTAAATTAATGCTTGCACTACCTGTCGCTGTATGCGATAAATACATATCGGGTCAAGCGACCCAGCCACAGGAGAAAAAAATGAAAAATTCAGTAGTTTCCCGCCCATTTCGCACCCGCCCCGAAGCCGAACGTGAGAATGACCGCATGGTCGCAGCGGGCGAAGCAACGCCACGCAGCTTCGTTCAATT